CAGGGGTCGGGCGACCCCTGGACCCGGCTATCCAAAAAGTAGGTTCCAAGGGCCTCTCGGCCCTCGGCGGGGTCCAGGGGCGGAGCCCCTGGCCTTCAGCGAAAGGCCAAGCGGATGAGCAATACACCAGAGCCGGCGGACCAGCCGAAGGACGCGGCCTTTGTGGTCAACGGCGAGGCGGGCCACGGCACGCAATCCGGAGTCGATGGCGTGCTGGGCGTGCGGACTTATACCGTCGCCAACAGCGTGAACGTTGCGCTTGCCGGCGGTCCGCTCGCGGGCTTCGTCGAGTTGCGCAGTGGCGTGCCTTACCTGTTCAGCGCGGCCGAGGCTGCGCAACTGGCGGCGGCGGGCGTGACGCTGCAAGGGCCGGCGTAGGCCGATGAGCGGCACCACCACATCGCCGGCGGCGGCCTTTTCCTCGGCAGCGCTGAGCGACGCCGAAAAAGCTGATGTGCGCCGGTTTTGCGGCTATCCGCCTTACGGCGGCCTCGGCGCGGCCGGGTTCCAGGGATGGCGCTTCTTCCAGGCATATGGGCTGCTGGAGTTCCGCATGAACAACCTGGCGCCGGCCGAATTCCAGAACGTGCGCTATCGGCTGAGCGTGCTCTACGGCATGGAACAGGAGCTGGACGCCACCAGCCACAACCTGGATACCGATGTGGCAGCCGTGTGGACGCACAACAAGAACGAGACGCGCGACCGGGTGGCGCACTTCAACAACCGCCGCCGTGCGCTGTGCCAGACGGTGGGCGTGCCGCCGGGGCCTGATCTGGCGCCGCAGGGCACCGTTGGGCTGGTGGTGTGATGGACGGCACCGCGCTCGCCCGCACGATCGCCCGGGCCTACGGCAAGGGCGCCAGCAAGATCGGGCTGCCCTACACGCAATACCGGCCGGCTTCGGCGACGGCGCCGATGGCAACCGCGCTCGGCACCGTGACCGCGGCATTCAAGCCGAGCGGCAAGGACTTCGGCGCACCCAGCAAGCCGGAGAACGCCTGGTTCGATGGCATCATGGACACGTTTGCCGTCCAGCCCGGCGATATCCTGGTCGGGCCGGCGGGGACGTTCTTCGTCTGGCAACTGCCAACCCTCGGCGCCGCGCTGTGCGTCGAGTGTAACTATACCGTGTCGGTAGTGCGGCTGGACCAGCCGGTGCAGTCCGGCTTCAACGACCTCGGGGCGACGGCGAGCACGAGCCAAGTGACCTTGCTGCAGGGCTGGCCGGCCAGCATCCGCCGCGACGGGCGCGGCGAGAAGTCGGATTCCGATCTGCCAGGCACCGGCAAGGTGGGAAACTGGGTCGTGCTGCTGCCGGCGTTTGCGGGCATCACCATCCTGGTGGCGGATGTTGTCGAGCGCAGCGTCGATAACGCGCTGCTCTTGGTCAGCCTGGCCGAACTGACGGACGGCTGGCGGCTCATCGCGCAAGAGGAATCGACCTGATGGCCTCGCTGCGACAGGTGGCGCAGGCGATTGCGCAGTTGGCGGCGACAGCGTGCTATCCGAACGGCACCGCCGCGCCCAGCATCACCGGCGCGGTGGTGCGCACGGCGGCGGACGATCCGCGCTCGGCCCAGCTCGACGCCGATCTCGCGGCCGGCAACGCCTTCGTGCGCGTGCTGCCGCGGCAGAACGTGTCGCGCGAGGTGCCGGTTTCGTTGATGGGGGAACAGCAAATCAGCGTGCCGGCACCGACGCTGACGGCGACGGTCGATGGCAACACGGTGACGTTCGGCGGCACCGTGACGGCGGGATGGCCGGTCGACGTCATCGTTAACGGCGTGGCCTACGCTTACGCCCCGACCGCGACCGACACGCCGGCGAGCATCGCGGCGGCGCTGGCGGGGCTGATCGATGGGGCCAGCGCGTCCGGCGCCACGCTGAGCATTCCCGACGCATGGTCGGTGGCGGCTAGGTGCGTCAGTGCGGGCAACACCGCATTGCCGCTGATCCGGCAGGCGCAAGGGTTCATCGTCACCATCTTCGCGCCGGGCGTTGACGTGCGCGAGACGATCGGGGTCGCGGTGAAGCTGGCGATCGTGCAAACGCCGCGGCTGCTGCTGCCGGACGGCACCATCGGCATGCTGCGGCTGACCGCCGAGTGGGACAACAACAAGCCATCCAAGGAACTCGACTTCGAGCGCTACCTGCTCTGCCAGGTCGAATACGACACCGTCAATATCGCGGCCACGTGGCAGATCGGCGCCACCATCGCGAACGCATGAACGAGGAACAACCATTGGCATACCATCTGGCCGTGCGGAGCGCGTTCCGCACCTACAAGCGTGGCGATATGATCACCGATCCGGCGACGGTGCAGGCAGTCCTTGGCAGCGAGGATGCGGTGCACGTCGTGAAAGTGGCGGCGCCCGATCCCGCGCCCACTCCTGTCGTGGCGCCGGCAACGAACAAGGCGGCCGTTGGTCCGGCGCCGGCACAGGAGGCGCAGCCGTTCGTCTCCCATCCCGAGACGGTGGTGCATACGGCCCCCGAGCAGAAGGCGTAACCAACAATGATCGTGCAGCAGGGTTCGATCAACCTGGCCGCGGTGCAGGTGCCGGGCGTCATCGTGCAGATCGTGCCGCCGGCGGTGACGCCGATCCTCGGCGTGCCGAGCGGCGGCGAAGGCGTTGTCGGCACCGCGACCTGGGGGCCGGTGGATAGCCCGACCGTCTGCGGCAGCTACGCCGAATACACAACGCTGTTCGGCCCACTGGTCAACCGCACCTATGACGCCGGCACCGAAGTGGCGATCGGCACCCAGTTAGGCGTGATCAATTTCACTGTGGTGCGGGTGACCGACGGCACCGATACGGCGGCCACCGCGACCCTTGGCGCTGTCAGCAGCAACTTCGCGGCCAAACTGACGGGCCTTTATACCGGCTCGCTCGGCAACGCCATCGTGGCGACGATGTCCGCAGGCACCCAGGTGGGCACCTGGAAGCTCAGCATCGCGCTGCCAGGCATGGTGCCGGAGGTGTTCGAAAACATCGCCGGCAGCGGCGCCACGTTCTGGGGCAACCTGGTTTCGGCGGTGAACAATGGCACCAGCCCGAACCGCGGCGCCTCGCAGGTGGTGAGTGCGATGCTCGGCACGCTCACCAGCACCGCGCCCGCCGCCGGCAGTTCGGCGGCTGGTGGATCGGGCATCCTGTCGGCGTTTTCCGGCGGCACGGACGGGGCAAGCGCGATCACCTCAGCGATCCTGATGGGCACCGATGGCGCTGGCGCCAGCCGCACCGGTACCTACGCGCTGCGCGGCACCGGGGTTGCGGTGGTGGACGTGGCGGGGCTCACGGATACCACGCAATGGGCCAATCTGACGGCGCTTTGCCAGTCGGAAAGCCAGTATCCGGTGGTGGCGTTCCCGGCCGGCAACTCGATTTCCGCCACCACGACGGCGATGGCATCCCTCGGCATCGATACCGCCTGGCTGAAGATCATGCACGGCGACTGGGTGTGGTGGTCGGACACCGTGAGTGGGGTGACGCGGCTGGTCAGCCCGGCGGCGTTCATCGCCGCATGCCTCGCCAACCTGGCGCCGAATGCGTCCTCGCTCAACAAGCAACTAGCGGCGGTTGTCGGCACGCAGAAGACCTCGGCCAACCAAGTCTATTCCAGCGCCGACCTGCTGGCGCTGATGCAGGCGCGGGTGGATGTCATCACGCTGCCGTCGGCTGGCGGGCAGAATTACTTCGCGGCGGCGTTCGGCATCAACGCCTCATCCAATTCCGGGACCAATGGCGACAACTACACCCGGATGACCAACTTCCTGGCGCCCACCCTGAATAAGGCAATGGGCATCTGGATCGGCACGCTGCAGTCGGCGGCGCAGCGGCTCAACGCCTACGCCATGCTGGATCAGCTCATGTGCAGCCTGTGGCAGCAAGGGTTGATCGGCAACGCCGATGGCTCCTGGCCGAACGGGCCGCAGCCGTGGTCGATCACGCTGAACGACAGCAACAATCCGCCGCAGCGGGTCGCGCTCGGGTTCGAACAGGCCGACATGGCGGTGCAATACCTGTCCGTGATCGATACGCTACTGATCAACCTGCAGGCCGGGCAGTCCGTGCAGATCACCAGCACGGCGGCGACGGCGGCGTAAGGAGAGGCGAGAGATGCCCGCAGCGGGTTACAGTGTTGGCCGCGACACCAAGATCGTGATCGTGGACGAGAACAGTGGCAACGTCATCACCTGGCCGATCGTCTCCGTGGTCGAGCCGCGGCCGGACTTCAAGCAGCTCCAGTGGACCGCGCTTGACGGCACTAACGCCTTTGCGGAGATCCCGCAGGGCTGGACGGTGACCTTCACCGTGGAGCGCGCCGGTCCGGACCTGATGGACTACGCGGTGCAGGTCGAGAACAACTACTATCTCGGCAACCCCTCGGCCACGGTCTACATGCAGGAGACCGTGACCAATCCGGATGGCTCGGTTTCGCAATACCGCTACATCCATGGGGCGGTGAAGCTGACGGATGCCGGCAAGCGGTCGGGGGATGAGAAGGTGACGCAAAGCGCGTCGGCCCGCTTCTCGCGCTGCCTGAAGGTGTCCTGATGCCGGTGACGATCCACGATCCGGCGGTGGCGCCGATGGCGCCGGGGGATGCGGTCCTGACCAGGGCGCCGGTGCCGGACGGGTGGGACGAATACCGCGCCGCGGACGGCGCGATGGTGGTGCTGGCGGCGCGCAGGCTCTCGGTGCGGGACCGGCTGCATTACTATGCCGCCATTCCGGCCCAGTTGCAGGAAAACCCGCTGTGGATGCAGCTCGCGATGGCGATTGCCTGCATCAGGCGGGTGAACGGCGAGCCGGTGGCCCTACCCGAGGGGCCGCGGGAGATCGAGGCGCTGCTGGCGCGCGTCGGCGACGACGTGGTGGACCAGATCAATGGCGCCAACATCGCCCGCGTGACCGTCGAGTTGCAGGAAATCGAGGCCAGGGCAAAAAACTTGTAGGGGACACCGAATTCCGCCAGTGCGTGATGCTGGTGCGGCGCGGTGTCCCGCCCGATTACGCCTTCTCGCTGGAGGCGCATGAACGGCTCGCCTGGCTGGTGGTGATGGCCGAGCAGGGCGATGCCTGGACCAAGGGCGGGAAGTGGGATTGGCAAGGCGCGAGGCTGATCCAGGATGCGTGACGTTTCGCTTCTCGAGTTCTTCCGCATGCTGGCGGGCGGCATCGCTCAGCACCCGGATGCCGTGCTGGCCGGGCTCACGGAGGCGGTGGGAGCGGTGCAGCGCGAAGCTCGCGACAGACTCGGCGAAGACCACATCGAAACCGCAATTGAGATCAGCGGGCTTGGCGGTGTCGCCGCGATCGGCTTCAGGGATGCCGAGGCGGGCGACGAGGCGGTGGCGCAGGAACTCCTTGGAGCGGCCGGCGCGGGGCTGGCCGAGGACGTGGCCGGCAAGCTGGCCGGCGAGGTCGTGAGGGAACTGTTCCGGAGGCAGGGTTGATCGAGGCGTTCCACATTGGCG